CAGCGAGATATTTCCAAAGCAGGTGAAACTGCACCTAGACAGGGACGACGTAGGTAACTTCCTGAACCTACCTTATTACGATGCAGAAGAAGGCCTGCGTTATGCCATAAAAGACGACGGTACTTCTGCCACGCTCGATGAGTTCTTTGAGCTATATGAAGCGCACAAGCAGACCCCCGAGCAGATTTTAAAGTTACAGATAAGCGAAGAGGTAGAAGGCGGCTCGATGAAAGACGCCCCGCCTTGTTTGCAGTTTCTTACCAAGAATAAAATTAGCGAGGGTGGGCGTAATAACGGCTTGTTTAATTTAGGCGTGTATCTACGCAAGGCTTACCCAGATAGCTGGGAGACAGAAATCTTAACGTACAACATGATGTATCTTGAGCCGCCGCTGCCGTTGAACGAGGTCAACATTGTTGCCAAGCAGCTACAAAAGAAAGATTACACCTACCGTTGTTCGGACTCCCCGATTAACGCGCACTGTAATAAAGAGTTGTGCCAAACAAGGAAGCATGGCGTGGGTTCCGCCATACAAGGGGCTACTATAGCTAATTTGCGAAAGTATAACTCTATCCCACCAGTGTGGTTTGTAGATGTGAACGGCGAGCCCTTAGAGCTGGACACAGAAGGGCTGATGAACCAGACCGCGTTTCAGAAGGCCTGCATGGAGCAATTAAACAGTATGCCCCGCACGTTAAGTAAGCAGGCGTGGGAAGTACGTATTAGTGGCTTGATGAATGAAATGAAAGCTAATGAGAGCGCGATAATAGACGTGGCCATAGAAGCAAGCACTAGCGGCCAGTTTTACGATTATCTGGAAGAGTTTTGCGCCCATATGCAAAAGGCAAAAGATAAAGAAGAAATATTGCTGAAGCGGCCGTGGACAGATGACGAAACAAACCTGACTTTTTTCCGCCTAAAAGATTTTGAGGCTTACCTGAAGCGTAATAAATTTTTCGAGTATAAGCCTTATAAGATAGCCCAGCGTTTAAGAGACATGGGTGGAGACAGTAAAGTTTTGAAAATTAAAGGCCGACCAGTACGAGTGTGGCAGATACCCGCTTATGAAAGCATGGATATAGAATTCACTACACCTAAATTTGGAGGACAAGGGGAGGCACCTTTCTAATGTTAAAAGCAGATGGATTTAACGACGCCTTTGTAGGTTTATGCCACCGCGCGGCACAGCCCGATGTTATTGCATATGATTTTGATAAATGCGTGGCAATCTTGTGTGAGCGTGACCGTATGGAATTCGATGAAGCGGTAGAGTTTATGTGGTTCAATGTAGTTGGCGCGTGGGTGGGAGAAGAGACCCCCGTGTTTATTAAGTTTATGGCTAACATAGAAGACATAACGGACGAAGAACATGGAAACTAAAATCTTTCGCATTTACGGTCCCCCCGGAACCGGTAAAACAACCGCGCTGTTAAACATGGTAGACGAAGCCCTATCCAAGGGCGTAGACCCGTCTCTAATTGGTTACTTTGCCTTCACCAAACAGGCCGCTAATGAGGCCACAGAACGCGCTTGCAAACGGTTTAATTTAGAGCCGTCGCAGTTGCCTTGGTTCCGTACTCTGCACAGCTTTGCGCTTCGCCTATCGGGCATCCGGCAGGATCAGGTTATGCAGCCAGAGCATTATGCAGAGCTTGGTAACGCCTTGGGGTTCGACCTTAACGTCGATAAATCAAGCCTGTCTGGAGAGGACGTGTTTGACCTGAAAAAAGACAATAACCCCGTCATCAACCTGATCAATCTTGCAAGATTGCGTAAGGTGACTCTTAAAGAGCAGTATGATCAAAGCAATATAGAGTACCCGTGGAACACCACAAAGTATATCGCCGACGCGCTAATGGAATACAAGAACAGGTTCCAGCTTTATGACTTTACCGATATGCTAGAAGTGTTTGTACGAGACGCCGCGCAGTTCTGCCCACGGCTCGCGCTTACATTTATTGACGAAGCGCAAGACCTGTCACCCTTACAGTGGGATGTCGCCCACGTTTTAGAACAGCATTCTAATAAAATATATTGCGCCGGAGATGACGACCAAGCGATTTACAAATGGGCGGGCGCAGACGTTGAACACTTTATCGGGCTGAATGGCGGGTACGAGGTTCTAGAGCAATCCTATAGAGTTCCGTCTACAGTGCACCCATTAGCAGAACGCATTGTCCGCCGGATCGCAAAACGGGTTCCTAAAAACTACCTGCCGCGACCAGACAGTGGGCGCGTTGAGCGTATCGCCGATACCGGCTCTGTGGATTTTTCGGAGGGATCGTGGCTCGTGCTGGCGCAAGCGTCGTACTTCCTAACTGAAATCCAACAAGAGCTAAAAAGCCGTGGCCATTTGTTCAGTTACCGCGGTAGACGATCTGTGTCTGAAAGCCTGAGTGAGGCAGTCAATGGCTGGGAACAGTTAAGAAGGGGTAAACAAATTACGGGCAAGGCCGCACGAACCGTGTACAGTTATATGTCAGTTGGAGACAGAGTCAAGAGGGGTTTTAAAAAATTACCCGCGCTTGACGATGATGATATGGTGACACTCGATGAACTGATCGCGGATCACGGCCTTATTAAATTCGTTCCCGTAGCAAACACTATGGACTACATTTATAACTGTGTCTGGCATACCGCAATGGATAAGCTGCCTAGTACCGAACGCGCGTACATCACGGCTCTGTTGCGGAGAGGTGAGAAATTTAACGCCGAACCCCGTATAAATGTGTCCACGATCCACGGCTCTAAAGGCGGCGAAGCCGACAATGTGGTACTATTCACCGGTTTATCACCCGCTGCGGCTAAAGCAGCCGAAACTTCCCCCGACGACATACATAGAGTTTTTTATGTAGGCGTAACCAGAACTAAAGAAAATCTTTTCTTAGTTGAACCCGAAGACACAACAAAGGCTTATTTCATATGAACAGAGAAGAAATTTTAGACACCGCCGGAGATTTAATTAACGGCGACCGTGCAAAAGATTATGGCGATGCTCATAAAAACTTTCAGGACATAGCAAAGCTTTGGTCTGTTGTTTTGGGAACAGAGGTTACGGAGCAACAGTTTGTGCTCTGTATGATCATGGTTAAGGCCGCAAGGTTGATGAAAACAGACCACGAGGACTCGTGGATCGACATTTGCGGTTATGCTGCGTTGGGCGGCGAAAACCTTATTTCCGATACTGAGCTTTTTTAATGGGGTTACAAATGACAATGTTCGGACCTAAGAGTGAATGGGTTCCACCCGCAGAGTTGCCTGACATCTTCGAGGCAAAGCAAATTGCTATTGACGTGGAAACCCGCGACCCCAATATCAAAACCAACGGGCCCGGATGGCCGACCGGTGATGGCGAGGTGGTGGGTTATGCAATCGCCGTTGCTGACTGGGCGGGATACATTCCAATCCGGCACCTTGGTGGCGGTAATCTCGATGAGCGGATTGTTAACAAGTGGCTTAAAAAAGTTTTTGAATGCCCTGCGGACAAGATCATGCACAACGCGCAATATGATGCGGGTTGGATACGCCGGATGGGGTTTGTTTTAAACGGCAAGATAATTGACACAATGCTGATCGCTTCATTGCTGGATGAGAACAGATTTAGCTATAGCCTAAACTCTTTGTGTTACGAGCTGCTTGGTAAAATCAAAACAGAGAAAACTTTGCAAGAGGCTGCCCGCGAGTTTGGGCTCGACCCAAAAGCAGAGATGTGGAAGATGCCCGCGATGTATGTCGGGCCTTACGCACAGAACGACGCGGAAATCACGCTAGAGCTTTGGAATTACTTGTCCACACAGTTAACGAAAGAAAACTTGTGGCAGATCGCAGAGCTGGAGCTTCAACTGTTACCGTGCCTGATCGACATGACGTGGCGCGGTGTCCGCATTGATCAGGACAGAGTTGAAAGAACACGCAACGCGCTTATCAAAAAAGAAAAAGAAATTGTCAAACAGATAAAGCATGTGGCGGGAAGAGACGTAGAGCTCTGGGCGGCAAAATCTATCGCTGTTGCATTTGATGGGTTGGGTATTCCATATCCTAAAACAGAAAAGAACGCGCCGTCGTTTACCAAATCGTTTCTGTCCGACCACCCGCACGAACTAGCCCAGCTTATTGTTAAAGCGCGGAACCTAAACAAGACCAGCGGCACGTTTATTAACACGATTATGAAACACTGCCGGTCTGATGGCCGCATTCATGGGCACATAAACCAGATAAGATCAGACGATGGCGGTACGGTTTCGGGGCGCATTTCAATGTCAAACCCAAACTTACAGCAAATCCCCGCCCGCGACCCTGAACTAGGACCTATGATCCGGAGCCTGTTCTTGCCAGAAGAAGGGGAGCAGTGGGCAGCCATTGACTTCTCACAACAGGAACCGCGCATCTTGGTTCATTATGCACATGTATACGGCAAGTCCCGCGGAATGCAGATGGCTGGTGTAGAGGAGTTTGTTAATGCTTATAGACACGATCCTAATATGGATTTTCATACGATGGTTGCAGAAATGGCGGATATCCCGCGCAAGCAAGCGAAAACAATTAACCTAGGCATGATGTACGGCATGGGCGTGAATAAATTGTCCGACCAGCTAGACATTGACGTTGAAGAGGCCAAAAGTCTGGTTAAGCAATACCATGAACGTGTCCCGTTCGTTAAAGGTCTGATGAACGGCGTTCAGAAACGCTTGAACGACCGCAGTAGCAGTGGCTCCGTCCACTCTATCTTAGGCCGCAAGTGCCGGTTTGATCTGTGGGAGCCAGACACCTTTGCCATGAACAAGGCTTTGCCTTACCGCGAAGCGGTACAAGAGTATGGAGAGACCACGCGGCTCAAGCGGGCTTACACATACAAAGCTTTGAACCGGTTAATCCAAGCATCTGCGGCGGACATGACCAAACAAGCTATGGTTAATTTGTATGAAGAGGGCTTTGTTCCGCTCATTCAAATCCATGATGAGATTGCCATGTCGGTGAAAAGTAAAGAAGATGCGGAAAGAGTTGCCAACATAATGGAAAATGCTGTACCATTGGAAGTACCCAGTAAATGTGACATCGAAATCGGTCCTAGCTGGGGAGAGGCGGTGTAATATGGCAAACGGGTTCGGAGTACCTTGGATTGACGCTATCCAAATCGTTCTGATGCTGCTTATTTTGTACCAAATCAAAAAATAAAGCATACGTTTTCATACTTTCTCCCTAAACTACGGTTCTGTGCCCGTTCAGAGCCGTTTTTCTGCTTGTATTTCTGTATGTTCTCCTATATATTCGCTTACAAATGCCATATGTAGGAGCTCTTTATGGACATAACTAAATGGAAATCTGTTCTTGTACCGATTGAGGTATACGATCAAATTCGTAAAATAGCCAAAGCAGAAGGCCGCACAATTAGTGGTCAGCTTCGGATTATGTGGGAAGTCTACAAGGTAGCAAAGCCAAATGGCTAAACAAATTTTAGCTCATGTGGCTAAAAAACGTATCCGCCGCCCAAACCGACATAAAAAACGGCTAAACAAACGCGATAAAGTAAAAACCTTTTTCGGTTGACCTATTTTTTTATTAGTGGTATGGGATAAGTCTTACACATTTAATTGGGAGATTAGAATGGACTATTCAAAACTACTCGTTTCAACTATCGGCGATGTTTTAAGTGACGCCGAAGACCACGGCATGAAGCCGACGCCTGCTATGAAACGGCTCGCGGCCTACGGCCTTTTGGTTGAAGCTCAACTTGACGACGCCGAAACCGTTAAAATACCGGACAATGTCCACTTTACCCCTGACGGGGAAATGGCGTTCGAGTTCACTCCGGAAGGGGCGAAAGAGCCAAAAGTAAAGCGCAAGAACGGCCGTAAAAACTGCAAGCATTGTAGTACGCGGCTCACGGGTCTTCAGCGCGTCTATTGCTCTAAATATTGTTCCAAGCGCGACTGGGCAAAAAGCAACCCTGATCGGGTAAAGGCTCATTATGATAAACATTATAAGAAGTCAAAACAAAAGCTCACTTTGGTAAAATGAAAACTTGCCCTGAGTGCGGCGGGGAGGGACAATGTGAGTATGAAGTCTCAGTGTCCTCCCCAATGTCTTGGCGGGGCGGGTGGCTTGAAGACCGGTTGTTAGAGTGCGAGCTTTGTGGCGGATCAGGGGAATTGGAAGATGGTGAAGAATAGAGAGCTGAACTATCCCCCTAAACCTTTTGGTGACGCCGGTAAAGTGCAAGAACTGCTAAACAACAACCAGTGCCCGCGCTGTCGGACAAATTTACCACCAGTCGAAGTGCACGGTCATGTGCAATGCGCCGTGTGCAAACTTTATATCAACGAATGCTGTCAGGGAGAGCAATGTGATTTGCCCGAAGTGTGAGGGGAAAAGTAAAGTATATAATAGCCGACCTAAAAATAATACAATCCGTCGGAATAGAAAGTGCCTAGAGTGTGGACATAAATACACGACCCTAGAACTACTGGAACACCCCGCAGAAAAAATAGTGCGGCCTACGAAGCCAAAATTAACACTGGTTAAAAAGAAGAAACCGAAGCATAAATCGCGGTTCACGGACCTTGATTTTGATAATATGTCTGATGAAGAACTGGAAGCAGCTATCTACGAAGGCCGGTTATAGCGTTAGGCATTTATCCCACGACCGCGCTTCTAAATCATCTCTATCAAACTTTTGGGGCAGAAACCGCTTGGTTATCTGCCCCTTTAAACATCCCACTCTTTTAAAAATTACCCGCTCTCTATCCAGAGCAACAAACGCCACGATGTCGCATTCGTTTTCTGTCAGTGGCCGTTTCTTCCCGCCATGCGCTAAAGAAAACTGATACCCCTGCCCGCTGTGATTTCTTTTGTATTGGCTGGACTTGACCTGAACGCGTAAAAGCCCCTGTTCTGTACTGGCGACAATGTCCGTGGTCTCCATGTGAACGATCTCACATGTAATACCCAGCTTCATCAACCGAAGCAGACAAATCAACTCACCCATTTTTCCGGCTTCGACAGCTTTGTACATGAAATTTAGTTTATAGAGAATTTATTGAAAAAAAACATCTTTTTTGCCTATTTATATGTTGCATTTCCCATACAATCGTATATATTCAGCTTTGTAGAGCCCCCAAGTTCTACATTCCCGTAGTGAAAACCCCCAGAGTCATGCCTCTCTGGGGGTTTTCTTTTTCCTGTTGACAATATGTTGTCCTTTATATTATATGGGAGATATCTTATGCACTACGGGAGAACGACTATGCTTGTGTACCTTGCTACAAATTCTGTAAATGGGATGCAATATGTAGGGGCGGCTCTTTGCCTAAACAAAAGAAAGTCAGCGCACCTGAGTGCCGCTCGCCGCGGGCGGGGGAGCAAGAACAGCTTACAAGAGGCTATTCGCGTCTACGGCGAAGATAACTTCATTTTTTCCGTTTTAGACACAGCCAAAGACCGCAAAGACTTATCCAAAAAAGAACACCAGTGGATAGATAAATTAAACACGGTTCACCCTCACGGCTACAACCTGTTGCGCGGAAACTACAGCACGGATCTTAAAAATAACGGGAAATATGTAAGCGTTAAAGTAGATGGCCGGACATTTCCCACCATAAATGCCGCCGCTAAACATTACGGGGTGAGTGTGTCCAGTTTTAGGAACAGG